GATGCTATTGTAATGGATGTACACCCTGATGAATTAGAACACGTTGTTAAAACAATGAAAAGAATTATGTGCGAAGATATTGTCAAACATTGGAGTTGGATTACAGTACCTCTTGATGTTGATGTTGAGATACATAATGTAAATGATAGTTGGGCTGATAAACCACAAAGGTAATGAAAAGGACAAGAAAACATTCTACAGGTGGTTTGTTCTTATTTGAAGAACCTAAACCAGTTGCTGAGGTAACAATACGTCAAAGAAAACCAAAACAAGTTGATGGTTTTATTGAAAGATTTAAAGGTAAAGATCCGTTCTTTGTTTTAGAAAACTTTCTTAATGACAGAAAAGAGTATGTAACAAGTCGTTACCCAACAGATCATCCACAAGCAATGTCTGTTGTATTGTTTGAACTGAATTTATATTTAGACGTTCTTATACGTGTTAAAAATAATCTTAACCAATTTAAATTTAATGACAAATGAAAGATCAAAGAGACACCACCTCGGAAGACATTGCTTTTAAGTATGCCAAAGATGCATTATTAGAAGAAATGCAAGGTAAAGCACAAAAAGCTGAAAAGACATTTGAAGTATTTAACGTTTCAGAAGAATTATGGGACAAATGGTTTAAAGAAGTAACTTCAAATCAATCTTTATTTACCTCTATTTCTAAAACAAGTATTGTTCAACATTTGTTAAACTCTTCAACTTCTTTAACGGAGTATTCTGCTAAAATGATGATATTTTATCAATTTAGACAGAAAATGATAGAAATGTCAAGTAATCCGCTTATAGGACTAATAAATCTATTAAAATAATGGGATTGTATTTAAAGTATCGACCAAATGCCCTTACTGAAATTGAAGGTAACAGGGAAATTGTAATCACTTTGAGGGGTATGTTTAAAAAGAATGAAATACCCCACTCTATGCTGTTCCACGGACCAACAGGTTGTGGTAAGACTACCTTAGCCCGTATTGTAGCAAAAGAACTGGGTTGTACTGAAAATAATTTAATTGAAATTGACACAGCACAATTTAGGGGAATTGATACGGTACGTGATTTACGTAAAAACATTCAGTACACCCCTTTAGGTGGAGGTATTCGTGTTTATATTATTGACGAGGTACATAAAATGACAGGGGATGCACAAAATGCTTTCCTTAAAATACTGGAAGACACTCCCTTACATATTTACTTTATTTTGTGTACCACGGACCCACAAAGTCTTCTACCTACAATAAAAGGACGTTGTAGTCAGTTCCAGGTACAGTTATTGTCTGATGATGATATGAAATCATTACTTACAAAAATTGCTGAACTTGAAAATGATTCTATTGAGGATGAAATTATTGAACAAATAACACAAGATAGCCAGGGACATCCGCGTAATGCCCTGCAAATACTTGAACAGGTATTAAGTACCCCAAAGAAAAGAAGATTAACAATAGCCCAACAAGCTGCTATTGAACAATCTGAAAGTATTGCCCTTTGCCGTGCTTTAATGAAAAAACAAGGTTGGAGTGAAGTTAAAAAAATCTTACAAGGATTAAAAGGACAAGATGCAGAAGGTATCCGTCGTGTTGTAATTGGTTATGCTTCAAGTGTATTATTGAATACAGATAATGCTGTTGCAGGACTCATTTTAGAGGCATTCCAAGAACCTACTTACAATATGGGATTTCCTGGAATTGTACTCGCTTGTTACACCGTAATTAAAAGTTAATGATATGGCAGACAAAGTAGAAAAAGTGATTGAAACAAAAGACAACAAATGTTGGGTTACAATTTCTTACAACGTTAATCTCGGTGATTACGAAAATGTAAAAGTTGAAACAGGGTATTCACAAACAATACCTTTCAATCGTTCTCCTATTGACTTGCTCGAAGAAATGCAAGATAACGTAGCAAGTATTGTTATTGACGAAGCAAAATCTTTGAAAAAACAACTTAAAAAGAAAAGGAGTAAAGAATGAATCCATTATTTAAACTTGCAAAAGAACTCTGCCCACAAGGTGGTGTGGAAGATGATGCTCCATTCCCAAATTCTACTGACCAAGATATTTGGTGTGAAGGATTTGTACGTGCTACTGAATTGATGTTACACGCTTGGTACGTTGAAGATACTGATGTTACAAGAAGATTACTTGCTGAAAAACTTAAACGTGCTCATAAAAACTAATTCACATGAACTACGAAAAAGATATTCATATTGATGAAACTGCTCTTGATGTTGAGTGGTTGGAACAATCTGAACTTGCTATTAAATATGGCAAGTATTGGTCTGCTTGTAAAGACAGAGTTACCCGTGCTGAAGAAAATATTAAGTTAATTCGTGCTCAACTTATTGCAGAAGCAAACGATGACCCTGTTAAATGTTGTAACAAAGAAAAACCAAATGCCGCAGATATTGAAGCATACTATCGTCGGCATAAACGTCATATTAAGGCAAAAGAAGAATGGTTAGATGCTTTAAAGGAATGTAATGATGCTGAAATTGTAAAGAATGAAATTTCATTTACACGAAAAGCAGCCTTGGAAAACCTTGTACAATTACACGGACAAAATTACTTTGCAGGTCCTTCTATGCCACGTAACCTTCAGGGAGAAAGGGAAAGAAAACAAGAAAAAAGAAAAGAAAGTGAATCGAGAATTAGAATACGTAAATCTTAAATTTTAATGATTATGAAAAAGAAAAAGTTTAATTTTGCAGGAAAAATCAGTAGTAATGCCGCAGCCAGAAAAAAAGGTTTTGGTTATGGACATCTTCTTACAAATGGGTTGGATGTATGGACACCAGAAGTAGATTCCAAAGTTGTTATGGACATTTTACCATACCTTGTAAAGGATAAAAATCATCCTGATAAAGACAAGGAAAAAGGTATAGCAATGGAAGGTACTTATTGGTTTAAAAGACCTTTTAAATTCCACAGAAACGTTGGTGCTAAAAACAGTTCTGAAATTTGTTTACAATCTTTTGGAAAGAAATGTCCTATTTGTGAATACCGGGATAAACTTAAGAAGGATCCTGAAGCGGATGAGGATGCAATAAAAGCATTAAAACCAAGTGAACGTAATTTGTACGCTGTTGTAATCACAAAAATTAATGGAAAGAAACAAGAAAGAAAACTTCAATTATTTGAATTTTCAGATTACCTTTTCCAGGAAAAATTTGTTGAACAACTTGAAGATAAACCGGAGTTTGAAACATTCCCAAATCCTTATGAAGGTGCTTCAGTTAGTGTTAAATTTGCAGAAACCAATCTTGGTGGAAACAAATTCGCAGAACCAACAAGATTTGATTTTGAACCCAGATCAAAACAATATGATGATGAGTTTATTGATGAAATTCCTTGTTTGGATGAATGTTTGCGTGTACTTACCTATGATGAACTGAAGGCTAAGTTCATGGAAAATGATGATGTAGATAACGAAGAGGAAGAGGATGAGGATGAGGAAGAAAGAAAACCTGTAAAGAAAGGTAAAAAACCTGTAAAACCTGAACCAGAGGAAGAGGACGAAGACGAGGAAGAGGAAGAGGAAGAGGAAGAGGACGAAGACGAGGAAGAGGAAGAGGAAGAGGAAGAACCTGCTCCACGTAAACGTAAAACAGCCGTAGCAGACAAAAAGAAAGAAACTCCTAAAAAGGGAAAGAAAGAACTTACTTGTCCTCACGATTATCGTTTTGGTAAAGATACCAATAAATATGATGAATGTGAAGATTGTGAACTTTGGAACGAATGTTATGCTGCTAAAAAGAAAGCAAAGTAATGGTTATTCTTAGAAGAAGGTTAAAAAAAGAAAATAAGAAAGACACCTCTTTTATAGGAGCTTCAATTCCTAAGGATATGGTGTCTTTCTTATCCTTGTTTTGTCTTGCCAAAGAAGTTACAAAAACATCAATTGTAAAAGATTTAGTAAATTCTTGGTTACAAGAAAAACAAAAGGAGTATTCTGAAAAAGACCTTATCAAAGAAATAGCCATGAGGTCTCTTGAAGTTTGGGAAGTTACCCCAAAAAGGAATACTACACTACATAATTTTAAAACTATGTTAAGATTAGAGTGTAAATATAGAGGACTTGATGAAAGTGTTATTAATGGTATTATTGCAGAATTTTTAAATGAATATGAAAAAAAGTGATTTAACGCTTAATGAACAAATAAAACGTCATTCCAGAAAAACCACACGTAAAAAGAAATACGATGGTTCCTTGGAAACGGTTGTGTCTACCGGCAGTACATTATTAGATTTAGCCATTAGTGGTGGTAGGATACGAGGTGGTGGTATTCCAACAGGTATCCTTATGGAAATCTTTGGTCCAAGTGGGGCAGGTAAAACCGTACTACTTTGTGAAATTGCTGGAGATATACAAAGGAAAGGTGGGGACA